GCGGCGGCGCAAATTCGGCTTGCGTACGTTGACGGATGATATCTTCGGCTACCCGCCGACGCATGTCAGCAGTCTGCATAGCCGTCGAAACGAATTTTTCGTTCGGCGCCTTGTCGGGGTCAAATCTAGCTGCAAAATCTGGGGCTATCTGTTTTATGCCCGCATAAATACTCGGCCATGTGTCCGGCGTAGATGGATCAAATTGAGATAAGATATCCTGCGCGGCGGCAGTTCTCTTAATCCCCGTATCAAGTGTCGCCGCATCGGCCTTGGCTAACGCCTCACGCGCATATCTTTCTTCTTTAGTTATTTCGAGGCCAAGTTTTTCTTTTTCTAATTCCGCGCGAGGCTTTTTTATTTCCTGAAACTCACGCTCGTCTAACTGAGTCCTTGCGCCGGATGCTCGCGCAGACGCCATGCCAGATGTATAGCTGGCATACGGCGATATGAACTGGCGGAAGTATTCCGGGTCGACGCGGGCAATATCAAGAAGCCCTTGTTGCGTAAGGGGGTTAAATCCCGGTCTTGCAAACAGCCCGGCTCTGGCCTGCTCTGCTTGTATCTTCCTCTGATACTCGGCAAGCTGCGCCTGCGCCAGCGCGTTCTGCTGCTCGCGATAGTCCATCTGCTGCATCTGGGCGAGCATGTTCATCGGGCTGTAGGACTGCTGCGGCTGTGCGAGGCCGGCGGCGATGTCGTAGCGAACTGGCATTGTTCAAACCTTTAGCCGAAGAAGTTGAAAAAACCGCTGTTATCAGCCATCTGCGGGCCGTAGCCCATACCGGCATTTTTATTAAACGCCGCCGTTTGCGGCTGACCATACCGCCGGTTGTAGAGCGCCGCCGCCATCGCGTTCTCACCGATCCCGCCCAGCGCGCCCTGTAAGGCAGACTGGCCACCCATATAGCTGGAGGCGCGGGCCTGACCGGCCTGCTCAATTCCCTGCCCGATCGCCGCTCCGCCAGCCAGCATGGTGTTGGCGATGTTGCGGCCTACATCGACGCCCATCTGGCCCGCCTGTATAGCCGCAGACGATCCGGGGGCTGCGAGCCCCTGCAACGCCTGAAGCTGCAACTGACGCTGCTGAAGAAAGCGGTTATAGGCGTTGCCGTATTCCTGGCTGCCCATCTCCTGCCCGAAGCGGGCGGCTTCTTTCAGCGCGGCGCCGGACTGGAGCCCGGCCCGAGCAGCGGCTGAGCGGTCGATGGCCTGCTGGCCCTGCTGCACGCGGAAGGCATAGCCGGGGTCAGCCTGATAGTCCGCCATGCTGAACGGCTGCGCGTAGGAGCCGTAGCCAGCAGCGGCCTGATTGCCGCCAATGCCGTAAAGCTCCTGCATCCGGTTAGTGGCTGCGACGCCGCCCAGCCGGAACGGCTCCATGCGGGCTACCGCTTCCTGATACATACGCTCCTGTTGCTGCCGCGCCGCGTCAGCTTGCTGAGCCTGGATAATGGCCGACATCATTGCGGCGTTGGATTGTTGCTGCCCGGCTTGCCGCGCCGCATTTGCGCCCATGATGCCGCTGATGGCGCTGCCTGCCGCGCCGGCGCCTGCTGCGAGCGTAAAAGGGTCGATCATTACTGCCTCACTCAGCCGATAACAATGAAAGAGAAATTAGCGTCCTGACCAGTGGCGCTGGTATTCAACGTCTGCGCCTGAAAACTGCCGGTCGCTCTGGATTGCGCCCTGGTCCAGATAGCGCCGCTGTTGCCGTCGAATTGAACGATAGCGGCGTAATTTGCGTTAGGTAACGCGGTAGTGAAGTTGATTGTTACGGTTCCGACCCCGACCCGGCTGACCGACGCCACGTTGCCACCAGCAGTAAGTGTTGCCGTAGAACCGTTATTAGCTACTAGCCCCCATGCGCGAACGCCGAATATAGGCGCAGACCCCGTCTGTGCGCCGTCAAGTTTGGGCGCGGTAACAGATGCAGCGGTAAGATAGCTTCCGTTCATGTTGTTGTCTTTCAACAACACGCCGTCAATTGTCACGCCTGCCGCAGAAGTCAGTTCAGAGATAGTGTCTGTTTTGACCGACACGGACGCAGCGATGTCGCCCAGCACATCCAGCTCGACGCCTGCGGACGGCGTCTTGCCAATACCGACAAGGCCGGTATCCGTAATGCGAAGCCGCTCCACGCTGTCGGTCGTGAACGTAAGCGTTCGAGCGCCGTCGGCGGCGATGTCTGTGGTTGACGCGCCGGGCGTGATTTTGGCGTAAAGCGTTCCGGCCGCAGCCGTGAACGCCAGATTGCCGCCGGAAATATCCACCAGCTCGGACGGCGATACAGTCCCGACGCCAAGCCGCCCGGTGTTGTCGATAACCGTTGCAGTCGTGTCCGGGTCGGCGCTGTCCTGCACCCGGAGCGCATAGCCGGTGCCGGTCTGGGTGATCTTGAGCGCCGGACTGGACGAGTTGGTGTCGATTGTGACGTTGCCGGACAGCGCCGGAGAGACGCCCGAGGTCGGGGCCGAAATATAGTCGACCGTCCAGATCTCAACGTCGTTGGCGTCGGTCAGCTTGAACTTGTAAATAGCGCCGCCGAGCCAGACGTTGGCCTCACCGCGGCTGTCCAGAATGACGGGATTGGTGTTGGACGTGCCGCCTGTATTGTCCGTGAAGGTAGCCTGCGGCGTCGTCGTGCCGGCCGTGTAGGTGTAGAGCTTTCCGCCGACCAACGGCGTGCCGTCGGCCTTCAGAAACTGCATCTTGGCGGTAGGAGTGAGAACAGCCATTATTCACCTATGTTGCACGACACGGTCAGGATGACCGAGGGGATGGCCGGAGCCGGAGCCACCGCCGAATTGGCGTGTATTTCTACCGTAGTGCTGTCAGTCGACCACATCAGCTCAAAATAGTCGCCCGTATTCATTCGTAGCACAAAATTCCATGCAGCAACATAGGCTTCGCCAGCGCCCTTCATAGTGATCCGCGTGGCCGAATTAGGGACGTCTGTCCCGTTAATTCTCGCCCATATCTGGATCAGCTTGGAAGATGCGTTCGTGCTTTCGAACTGGATGGAAAACTGAAAGTTGTAGGCCCCCGGCCTGTCTACATATATGCGGGATGTTGGCGTGCCGCGGTAAACGCCGCCAGACAGATCGGTAGTGTCGAACGTAACAGCATAGGCTGTATTTATGGCCGCCGCGTTCTGGGTTGTTGTGTCGTAGAACGTGCCGTAGCGCAGAGACCCCGCGCCAAGGATGGCGAACAGATTATAGAAGAACCGATACCACTCGCGAGTGATCACCTCCGTCGGGGTGAGCGGAACGCGCGCAGCCGGGATCTGGGTTACGTTCTCAGGCATTGGTCGGGCTCAGTATGAGTTCAGCGCCCATAATCGCGATCTTGACCGGATCGGTGCCGGAGATTTCGTAAACGCGGTCGCGCAGTTTGAGCGTCATGCCGAGCCGCCGCCAGATAACGCGCTTCCCATATTGACCAATCTGACCCATCGACTTCCAATGTTCGTTCGACCATGTATGGCCGCCGTCGTCCGACCAGCGCAGCATGACCTGCGGATCGCTGCCCTGCCCGGTCACAAGCCCGACGCCTGATTCGCAGTCGAGCTGGAGGCTGTGTTGAGTTGTGCGTTTCAGGTCGTTCTGCCCGGTTGGGAGCGCCCGCCACGACCGAAGCCATTTCTGGATCGTGTCGGCTTCCGTATAGACCGTCATGTCGTAGGCATAAAGAACGCCCGCCACGTAATCGCCGATGACGATCTCATCGGCAAAGTTCATCTGACATTGGCCGCGGTGGCGGGTGAACTGATTGTTCTCCCATCCGGCGCGTTCATGCCAAACGCCGGTCGAGACGTCATAGACCCACGTCGTGTTGGCGGTCGGGAAGTTCAGCACGTAAAAGGCGTGGCCATCCTGCTGGTAGGTGTAGGCGACCGCGTCGGCCAGCGTCGTATATTGCTGGATCTGCCACTCGACAGCGTGCGTCGAGACGCGCTCGCCGGTATAGCCTTTGGACCTATAGACGACGCCGTTACCGCGCGCGTCCTTGCCGAGCCAGAACAACGCGTTGTCCAGCTTAGCGACTGAATAGGGCGCCTGACAGCCGATCTCGTTGAATGCGCCCTGAATACGGGCGAGCGGAAAGTCGGGCAGCCCGGCGTTATACCAGACCTCGACCGAAGTTTGCCCGAACAGCCAGACCTCGCGATGGTCGACGATCAGCGTGACGAGGTCGTCCGGCGAGCCTTCAGCGCTGGCAAAGTCGAGCGGATCGACTGACGTGCCGTCATAGAGCGACGTCACCCAGAACTTCTGGCTATTGGGTTCGTTGAAAACGAAGTAGCCATCCAGAAATCCAACGCCTACGGCACCGGCAAAATCAGGGTCCGTGATCTGCGCAAAGACGTCAGTGTTGGCATTGTAGATGTAGCCATTGGCCCCGGCCGCGATGAATAGTTGCGTGCCGTTGTCGACCATGTTGACCGGACCTGTGCCGGCAACGCCGCCCTTGTCGGTGTAGACCCAGTTGGAATCAATCTGATAAAAGCGTGTGCCAGACACCGCGTAGGCGTAGTCGCCAAAAGTCCACAGCCCGCGCACAGGCCCTGTCGGGAGCTGGACGAGCTGGCGCAGACCCGGCGCGCGCTGAAGGAACGCCGGCTGCTTGCCGCCATCGGCAACAATCTCGGGAAAGAGATTGACCATCCGGCTGTCCGCAGCATTGACGCTGCGGGCGACATATGAGCTTCCCAAAATAGGTGAAAGCATGCTATACCGCCGTTCTCAACTTATCGGAGTTTGCAGATGGAGAGGTGGAGCGGGGTACGCGGTTTTGAGGACGCGTACGAAATAAGTGATGCGGGGCAAATACGCAGTCTGCGAGCGCGGAATCTTTCGCAACGCAGATTTAACGAGATTGACATAAAAGAAATGCGCAGGTTGTCGGCTGAAGGGGTGAGCGCCAGAAAAATGGCGCCTATATTTGGTGTTAGCGCGACCGTCATCAGCAAAATTTTGCGAGGGGCGGCGTATAAAGATTCGACGCGCACACTTAAGCCAGCGCTTAGACGAGACGGATATTATTTTGTAACGCTGTCCGTAAACAACCAGCATTTTCATAGACCCATTCACAGCATGGTCGCCGAAGCCTTTATAGGCCCGCGCCCAAACGGGTATCACGTTAACCACAAAGACGGCAACAAGACTAATAATACGATGGCCAACCTTGAATACGTGACCCCTAGCGGGAATGCTAGGCATTCTATTGCCGTGCTTGAGAACACTCAAAAATTGACGCCCGATAAGGTAAGGCAAATCCGACACAAAGTTAAATCGGGCGCGTCTCGAAAAGAAATCGCCCGTGAATTTAACATCAGCATTCATATGGTGAACGCCGTCTGGCGAAAAGTGTCGTGGGGCTATATTATTGATTAACATCAATAATTACCCGCAAAAATTGAATATCTTTGCCGGGTAGCGATTAGCGAATACGGCATAGACATCACATCATCAGGGTTGTTGATGCGCTTTAGATTGCGCTTGCTATACATGGCGATGCGCTGCACCTGCGCCGACGGCTCGACACCAAATTCCGGTGCAATCTCACAGGCAAGGTTATATCGGAACGCCCGCAGATAGCCGGGCGGAAATGACAGCGTCGTCGCCAGCGTAGCCGGGGCGGTCAATTCTTCGACCGAAATGAAATGCCACTCCAGCGCGCGAAGCGGCACCGGGTAGACATACATTTCGATGTTGGGGAACGACATGTTGATCCAGATCACCTGTGGATAGGTGCTGGTAACAGTCTTGACGGCGATGCCGTCATACTGCTGCTGGTTGATGATCTTGATGCCGTAGGAGACGTTAGTCTGCGGATCGCGGAAATAGGTCGCGTCGTCTACCAGAATCGGGCGGTTGCCGACGAAGTCACCTGTCGGCCCCAGCGTCCGGCTGATCTGTCCCGACGGCCATGTGAACACCTGATCCTGCGTCGAGAAAATCGACAGACGTTCCGTGTTCCAACTGTCCAGCATCTGGTTGAGTGCGAACAGCGCGTCCTGAGACGTTTCCGCTGAAGGCGTTTCTCCTTCCGCGAGGACGCCCAGAAGCCGCAACGCTCCGTTGATCTGCTCGCCCGCTGTCGTCATCAGGTTCAAACCTTTCCCAGCCGTTCTGTTCGTCGTA